AAAACAGACAAAGAGGTGGATGAAGCATTTCAAAAGAAAATTTATAAAGATCTCCAAGGTGAAGAAGCTCTTATACCTGAACCTGAAGGCTATGTGGGTCCCGATGGAGATTGGGTAGGAGACTCGCCCAATGAAATTATTGAAGGAATCATCCCCGATCATTTAAAAAAAGCAGAAGGCGGTATTATTGCAAGACGCCCAGGAGCCGTGGCTCCTTTATCAGGGCCCGAAGGAATCATGAGCTTGTCTTTTAATCCAAAAAGGGTTAATGTAGTAGGATCGTAGGAACATTATGGTAGATAAAATCGACAAAGCCCTTCCGAATGTGAAGGAAAAAGTTTACGTTGAATCCCCTGAAGAAATTCAAATAGAAGAAACAGAAAAACTTAAAGAAATTAATGATCAGGGCGTAGAGATTACTAAAAACGAAGACGGAAGCGCTGAAATAGAATTTGAGCCTGGAAAAGTTGCGGCTAAAGGAGGGGAAGATCATTTCTCTAATTTAGCGGATCTTTTACCGGACGATGTGACCGGTCGGTTAGCAGCGGAACTTTATCAAAATTACGAAGATTATAAAAATTCAAGAAAAGACTGGGAACAATCTTATGTTACAGGATTGGATCTATTAGGATTCAAGTATGTGAATCGTTCACAACCCTTCCAAGGAGCTTCGGGTGCAACCCACCCTGTTCTTGCAGAAGCGGTTACACAGTTTCAAGCGACAGCTTATAAAGAATTATTACCAGCAGATGGTCCGGTTAGAACTCAAATTTTAGGAGTGGCTACCCGAGAAAAAGAAGATCAAGCAGGTCGGGTTAAAGAATACATGAATTATCAAATCATGAATGAAATGCCTGAGTACGATGCCGAGTTTGATCAATTATTATTTTATTTACCTCTTGCAGGTTCTGCATTTAAAAAGGTTTATTATGACGAAATGATCGGCCGAGCTGTTTCAAAGTTCGTTCAAGCCGATGATTTAATTGTTCCGTATTCTGCTACCTCATTAGAAGATGCGGAAGCAATATTCCAAAGAATGTACATGTCCGAAAATGACATTCGTAAATCCCAAGTGTCAGGATTTTATTCTGATGTCGAATTGGGCCAACCGAATTTCACTCAAGACAAAGTACACGAAGAAGAACGAAAACTTGAAGGCACTCAAAAAAGTTATAGTGCTCAAGCAACCGATACAACGTATACGGTTTTAGAAGCTCATGTTAATTTAGATCTGGAAGGGTTTGAAGACACAGGAGAAGATGGAGAACCTACAGGAATTAAACTTCCTTACATCGTTACCTTAGAAGCAGGTTCAAGAAAAATTTTATCAGTTAGAAGAAACTATCAACCTAACGATCCACTCAAAAAGAAAGTCCAATACTTTGTCCACTTTAAATTTCTGCCTGGACTTGGTTTCTACGGATTTGGACTTATTCATATGATTGGCGGTTTGAGTAGAACTGCAACAGTCGCTCTCCGCCAATTACTTGATGCTGGAACGTTATCGAATCTTCCCGCAGGATTTAAAATGCGGGGTATTCGAGTTAGAGACGATGCGCAACCTTTACAGCCTGGAGAATTTAGAGATGTGGATGCACCAGGAGGAAATTTAAAAGACGCTTTCTATCCACTACCTTACAAAGAACCTTCACAAACTTTATTACAATTAATGGGCGTTGTGGTTCAAGCAGGTCAACGATTTGCTTCTATTGCAGACATGCAAGTCGGAGAAGGAAATCAAAATGCAGCAGTGGGTACGACGGTTGCTCTTTTGGAAAGAGGCTCAAGAGTTATGAGTGCGATTCATAAAAGATTATATAACGGGCTTAAACAAGAATTTAAATTATTAGCAAATATTTTTTCACAGTACCTACCTGCTGAATATCCTTATGATGTGGTAGGGGGTCAAAGAATGATTAAACAAATGGATTTTGACGAAAGAGTGGATATTGTTCCGGTTGCAGATCCGAATATCTTTTCAATGACACAAAGAATTACTTTAGCTCAAACTGAATTACAGCTTGCGATGTCTAATCCACAGATGCACAATTTATATATGTCGTACAGAAAAATGTATGAAGCGTTAGGATTAAAAAACATAGATCAATTATTACCTCCTCCGCCTCCCCCTCAACCTAAAGATCCGGCGATGGAACATATTGATGCAATGGCACAGAAACCTTTCCAAGCTTATCGTAATCAAGATCATAGAGCGCATATCACAGCTCACATGAATTTTATGGCTACAAATTTTGCACGAAATAATCCACCCATCATGGCGGCATTAGAAAAGAATGTTATGGAGCATATTTCTTTAATGGCTCAAGAACATGTTGAAATGGAATTTGCTGAGCAAATCAAGCAAATGCAACAAGCTCAACAACAAGGTATGCAGGGTCAACAAGCTCAGCAACAAATGCAACAATTGAATACGCAAATGGAAGCTAGAAAAGCTGTCTTGATCGCTGAATATACTGAAGAGTTTATGAAGCAAGAAAAAGAAATCACTTCAATGTTAGATAGTGATCCATTAATTAAATTGAAGTCTCAAGAACTAGATCTTAAAGCAATGGAAAACTTTAGAAAACAAAAAGAAACAACTGAAAAGATTAATATAGATAAATCTAAATTGATGCAGAATCGAGATTTGACTGAACAAAAACTTGAACAGAACGAAGAATTAGCTGAATTAAGGGCTGAAACGTCTTTAGAAAAACAAGCAATGGCTAATAGGGCAAAGATGAGGTCGGATATGATCAAGAGAAAAGACGTAAAGACCTTGAAAGGCTCTTAAAGTTAGTATAATAGAATAGAAGGAGTAAATTATGGCAAAAGGACAAAGACCTTTTTATAAAGGCGTAAACTTCAAACAGTTTACCAACAAGGATGGATATCTTAAAGGCGGTAAGGAATACACAGTTCCTGAAGGCTATGTTGAAGAACCAGTTGGTGGACAACGAAGAATGCTAAAGAATAAAAAATCAAAAGCTACTTGGTGCTAATATGTGGTTTAATTTAGCTGGAATGGCTCTAAAAGCTGGAGCTAAAATTTATTCCAATAGACAAAGAACTAAAGTGGCTATGTCTGATGCACAATTATTGCATGCAGAACGTATGGCCCGAGGTGAGGAATCTTACCAGGGTAAACTCCTGGAAGCTCGTCAATCAGATTGGAAGGACGAATTCGTCCTTGTCATCCTCTCGGCTCCCATAATTGTCTTAATGTGGGCAGTCATAAGTGATGATCCGACAGCGATGGAGAAGGTAAAGCTCTTTTTTGAGTATTTTTCAACGCTTCCTACATGGTTTACTAGCCTTTGGATACTTGTAGTCGGCAGTATTTTTGGTATAAAGGGAACACAAATTTGGAGAAATGGTGGAAGTAAAAAGAAATAATGGCAAGTGAATTACTAAAAGGAAAAGTTAAGTGGTTTAATGGACAAAAAGGATATGGTTTCATTGAACGAGAAGATAAGGAAAAAGATGTTTTTGTTCATGCTTCTGCAGCCCGAGCATCAAGCTTGCAGTTAAACGAAGGTGATAAATTAACATTTGAAGTTGAGAATGGCGAAAAAGGTCCTTTAGCAATAAATCTACAAAAAATTGAAAGGTAAATAATGCCGTTTAAATCAGAAAAACAAAGAAAATATCTCTGGCTAAAACACCCTAAAATTGCTAAGAAATGGACAGCGGAACACGGAAGTAAGATTAAAAAGAAAAAGAAAAAGAAGACATAATGGATGAATTTGTATTTATACACAAGCTTCAGCGAGCAATAAAAAACAATCTCGCTGCTTTATCAGTCAATGTAACGTCTGGTGGGGTTGACAATTTTGATAAATATAAATATATTACCGGACAAATTAGTGCACTGGAATCAGTGCTACAGGAAATCTCTAACCTGCTAAACAAGAAGGAGCAAGAATTAAACGATGGAAAAGTTGTCAGAATCGACAAAGACCCAAAACATACCCAAGGTTAAATTAGCCTTAGAAGATTCATTAAAAGCAGCCGCTCAAAAAGCAGCCGCTGAAGAAGCTACAAGAAATAAAGCTCCTTCAGACGCAAAACTTCCTAAACCAACAGGATGGAGAATTTTAATTTTACCTTTTCAACCTAAAAAGGTTACGAAAGGTGGAGTACATATTGCTGATACAGCAGCAGAAAGACAACACTTGGCCACTGTATGTGGGCTAGTGCTAGAAATGGGACCGGATTGTTATAGTGATAAAAAACGATACCCTGATGGTCCGTGGTGCAAGAAAGGTGAATGGGTGATCTTTGCGCGTTATGCAGGGTCACGATTTAAAATTGAAGGGGGAGAAGTAAGAATCTTAAATGAAGATGAGATTCTAGCAACTATACAAGATCCTGAACAGATCTTGCACGACATGTAATAACATAGGAGGAACTATGCCAACTGAAGAAGAAAAGAAAAATGAAAAAATGGTAGACATCGACACTACGGGTCCGGGTGCCGAGGTCGAATTACCAGAAGAAAAAGAAAAAGCTAGTGTTATAGCTACGGAACCAGAAAAGGTAAAAGATGAGAAAGTTACTGAAGACACTACTAAGCCCGATGACGCACCTGCGGAATCTACTGAGCATGTGGATGTTCGAGATAGCTCGGACGATCAAGACAAGAGCAGACCGCAAGACGAAAAACTAGAAGATTATAGTGACAGCGTTAAGAAAAGAATTGCTAAATTAACTAAGAAATGGAGAGAGGCAGAACGACAGAAAGATGCTGCAGTGAACTATGCTCAAGGCGTAGAATATAAACGAAAGATATGGGAATCTAAATATGCAAAATTAGATTCTACTTATCTTAAAGATTCAGAAACAAGAGTCAAAAGCCAATTAGATGCAGTTAAAGGAAAATTAGCCGCAGCTATTGAAGGTGGAGATACTGCTAAACAAGTTGAAGCTCAAGCTGAGTTGAGTTCTTTAACTAGCGATGCACGAAAGATTGAATCTCAAAAAGAGTACAAAGA